ATACAGGTAATATCAATGACGACATTGTAATTTCTCAATTACCAAAATTTGAAGAAATGGAAAAAGAGATAAAGGTAACTGTTAAAATTGGAGATTATGATATTCCTTTGCTCGGTTATTTAGATACAGCTAAAAAAAATCTAAGTGCGTTTAAAGAATATAAGACAGGAAAAACTTTATGGAATAAAAAAAAGGTTGACGATCATGGTCAGATAACGTTTTATTGCGTGATAATCAACGCTTTAAAGAAGAAAATACCAAAAGATATAGAATTAGTCCATTTAGTTACTGAACAACCACTAGGGGGCAAATATGAACTCACAGGAGAGATTAGAAGATATCCGACCGTTAGGACATTAAAAGATATTATAAAGATGAAAGTGAGAATAAAAAAGGCTTGGGAGGGAATAGGGAAACTTTGTGAAGAAGAGATCTTATAAATAAATTTAATAGGATGGAAGATAGATTTGATAAATTATATAGAATGACTAAAAATCTTGGATATGAACAATGCAAGACAGATATTCTTTTAATTGCTGTAAAAAATAAAATAAGAATACCTGATAAGATACTTAGTTTTGTAACGAGTGATAAATATATATATAATAAAGAAAGGATAAAAAAAATATGTACAACGATAAATCATCAAAAAAATCAAGAGGAATAGCATTTTTATTATGTACGTTTCTCGGACCACTAGGAATACATAGATTCTATGTAGGAAGATTTAAGAGTGGACTATTACAGTTTTTTACATTAGGATGCCTTGGAATATGGTCTTTCATTGATTGGATAACGATTATATTCGGTAATTTTAAAGACAATGAAAACAAAAAATTAATTCACTAAAAAATAAAAAAATGAATTATCAACACAAAAATTGTCTACACTGTGGACAACGTCTAAGTTATGAATTAGACATCGACAAAGGAACTGTAGAGAGTATTAAAACGATAGCAAGGTTTATTAAAGGAAAAGGTATTAATGCAGTTCATTTAACAAAAGAATTATTAGGAAATGGTTTAACTAATTATCAGATCGGTAACATTTCAAAGGCTAGATTCCACGGACTAGTCGCAAAGATAGAAGATGAAGCAGGAAATTATTGTTTGACTACTAAATGCTTTGAATTTTTAGATGGATTACAAATACACAAAACTGCCATAGTAGTGAAAGGAACTAAACATGTACCACCACATACTTTAGAATATGGTAATGAATTAATCAGAATAGATAGTTTTGATAAATTATGTGGAGAGGACAGAAGATGGGGAGAGTACTGGACTCTTAACGGTTACGAAGTAAGATGTGGCAGAGTTATAAATAAGCCGACAGTTAAGAAACCTTTAACATTATTTTAATTATATGAGAGAAATTAAATTCAGAGGAAAAAGAATAGATAATGGAGAGTGGATTTATTCTTATAGTATTAGTCAGAATTTTGTTGAGACTGATAAAGGAATTATTAAAGCATCTATATATTTGGGAGATGGAGCAAATGGACTAAGATTAGTAGACTCAAAAACTGTAGGACAATATACAGGACTTAAAGATAAGAATGGAGTAGAGATTTATGAGGGGGATATTGTTCAAGCTAAATATAATTATTGGTATAGAAGATATTGGAAAGATTTAGAAGATAAAAAAGAAATTGATAAAGATGTTTTGAAACAAAAGAAAAAAATAGAGAAAGAAAGTAAAACTATATCTTTTTCAAGAGGATGTTTTAAATGGGGAGTTCATACCTTAGATGAATTTTCACAAAATGATAGTCTTCAAGAACTTACAGAAAGAGGAGAACAATATCCTGGAGAATGGGAAACTAAATGGTTTGAATTTAAAGTAATAGGAAATATCTACGAGAATAAAGATTTATTATCTGCATAGTTTTGAAAAAAAATGCATAGTTTTGAAAATGAAAAGGCTTTGAATATGGGATATCTAATTAAAAAATGTACAGCTTTGATATGAGACCAATACCAACAAAATTAAAAACAGAGATGGAAAATGACTTTTGGTATTACAGATGTTGTATTACTGGTAAGAACTCTGTCATGGGAAACAAAGTAAAGATAGAATGGCATCACAACCTTATATATGCAGGGAAGCAAGTCAATGAGAAATGGTGCATACTTCCGTTATGGAATAAGATTCACGAAATAGAAAAGAGAAAAGATGTAAAGGAAAGGTTAAACTGGATCATGTATAGCCGAGCAACAGATGATGAACTAGAGAAATACTCAAAGGCAGTAGATCTAAAATGGCAGAGAGATAGGTTAAATAAAAAGTTTGGTAAGTGGATAAAATATAAAATAGTAGAAATTTAAAAATTTAATTCATGCCGAGATAGCTTAATTGGTAAAGCACTAATTTATCTGCAAGGATAGATACGACGCTAGCGCTAGGGATATGTGGGTTCGAGTCCCGCTCTCGGCAATAAAACAAAAATATGAAAGCATACGAAAGGATAGATAGTTCAGAAAAGTTTGATGGCAAGACTATAAATAGCCACGAGTTAAGGTATCATTTAGCATCAGGATTTGTAAGAACACTTGACGAGGTTGTAGATTTAGGATGTGGCACAGGATATGGAGAAAACATTTTAGTAGATTTTAACTGGGACATATACTATACCGGTTATGATAAGAATCCACCGGAGGGAGATAACTTTGAGAAATTTGATATTGAAGTAAATACTTTAGAAGATATCAAAACAGACATAGATGTATTAATAGGATTTGAGATCATAGAACATTTAAACGATAAAGGAGTTAAGAACTTTATTGAAATTGCTAAGGCATCGCAAAAATGGATAATAATTAGTACTCCGATAGTTAAAAACTCGAACCCATTTCATAAACAAAATTTTGAACAAGCACAAATTATAGAGAAATTTGTAGATGATGACTGGAAACTATACGGATTTTTAAAGCAAGATGAGATCTACGGGATATTTATTTTTAAGAGAATCAAGTAGAGAGATGAATATACATCTATTAAAAAACAGAATTAAGGTATGGATTCAGTGGAAGTATTTAAGATATAGAAGAAAGAAAGATGAGGAACTGGGGTATATAGAAAGGAGAGTTATTGAGAATAATTTAGATAAAAAAAGCCACGGCTCCGAAAATGGCATATACCGTGGCACAAAAGATTTGTTTCGTCAAGACGTCTCTATTGAATAAGACGATTGAAAGGTCAAAATGTTACATAGTTATTTGAAATGACGGTGCGGTTAGTAATTTTATAAAAGGAGTTTGGGTTTTATTTTTATTTTCCCGTTAACAACGGAACTAAAACTCGCCATTATAATTATTATCTAGGGAGTGTCTCGGGAAACCACACTCCCACCATCGTTTTAACTAATTATAAAAATAATATGGAACTATTAATAATAATAGTAAGTAGCATTGTCGGAACTATTTTAGGAATAATTGTTTCAATAAAATGGCTTTAAAAGAAAGAAAAATTTATCCAAAATGGAAAGCTAAGGCACAAGGAGGAAGATTGTATTTTTATGATGAGGTAAATTTTAATAATCATTTAATTCCATACGACGGAAAAGAATTGAGTGTTATAGTAAAACCTTATTCAAAAAGTAGATCTAGGCAAGAGGAGAAGTTTTATCATGCGGTAGTAGTTAGAATGGTAGCAGATCACATGAGTATTATAGATCAAGAAGCTCACGAACTTTTGAAGATGCTACATTTGAGAGAAGAAGAAAGATCAAAGGATGGCAAGTTTAGATATCATAGAACATTGAGCACGACAGAATTAGAAGATAAAGCATATCGTGAATACTGGAATGATTGTATAAATTGGGCAGCGCTACCAACAAAGGACAGCGGACTTAGTAAAGATAGTGGTTTAGAACTTTTTATCCCAGAGCCGAACCAGGTTGATTATGAGAATTGGTAGACAAGACCAAACGAAGTATGATATAATTATTTTATGAACAAAATTAAAAAACAATCATCAAAAGAATTTAGGAAATCACATCCAGATTATGATTTAAAATGGAGAAAAAAAAATCGTAAAAAATTAAGAAAACAACAAAGAGATTATTATCAAAAGCATATCAAGGAACAAAGGATAAGAAGTAAAATTAAATACAGAAAGGCATATAAAGAAAATCCTGAAAAAATGAGAAAGTATTGGGTTGAGTATGCTAAAACAAAAAATGGTAAATTTCAGACTTATAAAAAACAGGCAAAAAAAAGAGGATATAAATTTGAAATAACATTAAAAGATTTTATAAAATTTTGGCAAAAGGATTGTGATTATTGTGGATCTAAAATAAAAACGATTGGAATAGATAGAATAGATAATAACAAAGGATATATAAAAGGTAATCTAAAAAGTTGTTGTGAATGGTGTAATAAAATGAAAATGGATCATGAAGAAATAGATTTTTTAGATCAGTGTAAAAGAATAATTGCACATAATTATTAACAGCTTATCAACAGGTCGATAGTAGAATTTGCTATCAGATGTGTTATAATAAAATTATGAAACCAGACTTTTTAATAATACCGTATCATCTAATAGCTGACAAAAACATAGAACCCTCCGATGAAAAGGTGTATTCTATCATTTATTGGTTTGAACGTTTAAAGGATGGAATGTGCCGAGCAAGTAATAAAACGATAGCAGAGATAGCAAAAATATCTCCAAGAGGAGTAGCAAACTCATTAACTAAACTAGAAAAGCATGGATACATAAAAAGGAGATTTAAAGACAGAGCAAAGAGAAATAGAATTGAGATAATAACTAAGATCGCTTTTAGAAAGTTTGATGAAGAAAAAGAAGAAGAAGTTGTTAAAGAAAAAAAACCTAGAAAAGTCAAAGAGGTAAAATTAGAAAGTTGGATTGATAAAAAGGTTTGGAATGAATGGGAGAATTACAGAAAAGAAATTAAAAAGAAGTTAACACCATCAAGTATAAAACAACAGATCAAGATGTTGGGAGAACATAAAGAAGATCATGTCGAGATCATAAATAATTCGATAATGAATGGGTGGACTGGATTATTTCTAATTAAAAAAGAAGAGAAGAAAAAGTTTAATAATAAAATAGGAGTTTTACATGACGGTAGCAGAGTAGAGTTTAAATTTGGTAAATGGATGGATGTAGATAATAATAAACTTATATTAAGCGAATCGTTCTACCCGGAGATAGCAAAAGGAAATGTTATATCCGAAGAAGAATGGTTGAAAGGGAAAAGATATGAATAATTTTATAAACAAATTAGTATTTAAAACTAAAAAAGATATAGAGTTTGTAGAGGACATGCCGATAGTAAAGGCTTTTAATTTACCTGCTTGGACTTTCAAGATTCCACCAAAATTATTTACTGCCTACGCTTGGATAGCAGGTTTAAGATTAGATCATAAAAGAGAGGCAATTTATTTTTATAGAAGAAAAAAAAGAGTGGCGACTTTAGAAATGATAAGAGGCTTTAAGCCAGGGAGATTTGAAAAATATGATTAAACTAGATATTGGATCAGGCAGAGCAAAGTTTGAAGATTATATTACAGTAGATAAAGATTCTAGTGTCAAGGCTGATTTATGTTTGGATATAGAAAATTTTGATTTTCAATTATTCAAACACTTCTACGTAGCTAATAAAGATTTATTCATAGAAAAAGATAGCGTTGATGAAATTAGATGCCATCATTTACTCGAGCATATTCATCCAGAGAATAAGGTTAAAGTAATGGCTCTATTCTTTGATTTATTAAAGGTGGGTGGAATACTAGACATCGAAGTACATTTATTTCCTCATCCGGCTAGTGTTCAAGATCCAACTCATATAAGTTTTTGGGTAAAGGAAAGTTTTAAATACTTTATTAAAGGGGATAAGTTCGGGGAAGCTTTCGCTAAAAGATATTCAAAATTTAAAGTGCCACTATTTGAATATGTAAAATCTTATTACAGAGTGGCAGGAGAGCATGATTGGTTAGAAGAAATACCTAAAGGAAAGATTGCTTGGGCTTATGGAATTAAACTAAAAAAGATATGAAAAATAAAAATATAGTTAAAATAGATTTTTATGATTTTTGTAAAATAAAGGTTATTGAATGGAAAAAACAAGCAAAATTATATAAGCACGTTACATTTTACTTCGATAAAGACCAGGGTGTTTGGTGCAGGAAAGTGTCTAACGTTAAGGTAATAGAAAGAGATGGGTGGTATTATCCTATTGATAATAAAATAATTAAATATAGACAAAAATTATGAGCGAAAAAAGTGCAAAGAAAATAAGACAGATGTATAGAAAAGATGTCCAGAGAGAAGCTAAAGAAATGGCTGAGTTGATCGGTAATGCAATGAAGCCAAAACCGAAGTGGTGTCCTATGTGGCTTTGGATAAAGGGATGTTCAATTTTTATTAAGATAAATAAGACGGGGGTAAAAAAATGATTAGTATAATAGCAGTAGATTATCACAGTGAAGAGTTCAAAGATATATTAAAGGAATCAATAGAGAAAAATACTATTGGAGAGTATGAACTTTTAATACACGACAACGGTGGAAATAACATCGGACATGGACCGGGACTTGATGAGTTGGTTAAAAAAGCAAAAGGAGAATATATTTTAGTATTAGACATTGATTCTCATATTTTATTAAAGGGATGGGATCAAGAATTGATTAAACATTATAAATCACAAAGGGAATATGGATTAAGATTGATTGCAGGAGAGGGAGGACAATTAAAACCAATTAGACCATGCGTAGCTTTTTTTGAGAGAGATTATTTTTTAGGAAACAATATGTCATTTGTGTCAAGGAATGTAGACGGAGCAAAATTTGACGTCGGCATTCTTTTTTATTTTCAAGTATTAAGTCAAGGTAGCAAGGTAGAATACTTTAAATATCAAAAATCAATATACGAGGATGTGATCGGAAACAATTATAAGTTTAAAGATATTCCGTTTGTATTCCATCACTGGTATGGAACTAGATTCTATGCAGGAGATGGAAAGCATAAAGAACAAGTTGATAGTTTAACATTTGATAGATTTAATAAATCAAAACAATCATTAATAAAACAATACTATGGAAGATAAACAAAAAGAAAAGGATCAAGCATTTAGTAATTTACTTTTGTTTAAAGAGGTACTAGATAAATTTGAGATAGAGTTTTTATTAGATGGTGGAACTTTACTAGGAGCATATCGAGACAAAGACTTTTGTGAAGATGATCATGACGATGTGGATCTGACTACAATACATGAAACAGATCACGAATTGATACTAGATATAATGGAAGAAGCAGGAACTAAAGGTTTCGAGCTTTATCATTATTGGAAAAGGAATGATATAGCAAAAAATAATACAGGGCAGATATCATTTAAAAAGGATGATTTAAAGATTGATTTAATGTTTAAGGAACTAAAGAAAAAGAAAGCATGGTGGACTGTTTTTAAAGGAGCAGAGGTTATTTATAAATCAGTGCCATCAGGTTATTATTTAGAAACAAAAGAGATAGATTTTAAAGGTACTAAATTTTTAATACCTCAAGACGTAGAAGATTATTTAGAGTTAAGATATGGAGAATGGAAAAAACCAGTACATCGAAGAGAGTTCTCTTGTTTTACTAGCGATAATGTTATTGTAGAGAGTTATAATAAAATTTAATTATATGATTAATTTATTAAAAAGATTTATTTGTTTGATTATTGGCCATAATTGGAATCATATAATGGGGCATTCAAGGATTAAAATAGGTAATAAAAAAGCAAAATGTTATTTTTGCTGTAAAGAAAATATATAATTTTATGGATAATAAAACAAAAGAAATTATTTTAAAAGAGATTAGAAAATTGAGGACCAGGGGAGATAGAGAAAAATATAAATCTGATCAGTGTTATAAAAAAGCTGATAAGATAGAAAGGGATCTAGAAAATGGATAAACAATATAAAAGAGGAATTACATTCGGAGCATTTGATCCATTGCATCATGGACATATTATGTTATTTATTAGAGCTAAGGAGATGTGTGAAGAATTAATAGTTTGTGTTTCAGATGAAAAATATATTCAGAAGAACAAAGCCAGAGATGAAAGGTTTAGTTTAACAGAGAGAACCATGTCACTAGGACAGATAAAGTGCATAGATAAATTTTGTGCCCAGACACCTAGCTTTGGTAAAAAGAAATTAGTAAAAATGTTCGAAGCAGATGTTATATTTGTAGGTAGTGACTGGAACAAGGATACATTTACAGGTGAGGGATTAGGAATACCTGTCGTTTATTTAGATAGGACAAAAGGAATATCATCAACTAAAATAAAACAATGAAAAACCTGACAGCATTAATGATCAGCTTCATGAGACCAGAATACACTAAAGAGTGTGTTAGATCGTTACGTGAATGTTATAAAGATATAAATATATTAGTTGCAGAGAACCATAACTTTAATAAAGATCTAAGAGATTTTGTTCATAAGCATGGTGGGAGATATGTTTTAATGCCATTTGACAGTGGCGTTTGTTTTGCTCGTAATAGATTAATGGACATAGCAGATACAGAATTAGTCTTAATCGGTGATGATGATTTTTATTATAACAAAGACGCTAAGGTAGATCGGATGGTTAAGTTCATGAATATACATAAACAGTTCTCATTATTAGGTGGTAGGATATTCGAGAGAAGCAGAGTGTTAGATTATCAGGGGATCATAAATATATACCCGGATCATTTTCATTATGTACCGTTAGACTTCGAAGAAAATAAAAAATGTAAAAGAAGTGGTTTGTCTTATCAACAGGCAGATATAACGTTTAACTATTTTGTGGCCAGAAGAAAAGAAATTATAGGAGTCAGATGGGATGAGAGAATCAAGGTGGCATACGAACATAGTGATTGGTTTATATCATTGAAGAAAGCAGGAGGTAGAAAGGTGGCATTCACTCCTGAAGCTATCGTAATTCATAAACCAATGCATGTAGCATTGAGTAAACAAAAAAAAGAAGAATACGGCCATTTTAGAAACAGGAGAGCAGACATGCATTACTTCTTTGCTAAACACAAAGTTAAATACTCCATAGGATTTAGAGGGATGAGAACTAACTTCGATGAGATTAAAGAGCTAAAGCATAAGTATTATGCAAAGATAGCGATGACATATGATGGTAGAAATTATAATCAGGGAGATGTAATTAATACAGACATGCCAAATGAATGGATGGAACCTTGTTATTAATATAAAAAATATGAAATTAGAATGGAAAAATGAGAAAAGAAAAGTAAAAGATTTAATCCCGGCCGATTATAATCCAAGATTTTTGGATGAAAAAAGCCGTAAAGATTTAGAAGAATCAATAAAAGAATTTGATACTGTCGTTCCGGTTGTTATAAATATAGGAACTAGAAAAAATGTTTTGATCGGAGGACACCAAAGAATCACTATCTATGCGGATTTAAAAATTGAAGAGATAGACGTTAGAGTGCCGAATAGAGAATTAAATATCGAAGAAGAAACTAAATTGAATTTAAGACTTAATAAAAACGTGGGAGATTGGGATTGGGATAAATTAAAGGATATTGAAATGGATAAATTGTTAGAGGTTGGATTTGGAGATGAAGAACTTTCTGATATGTGGGATGACGTTGAAACATTTGAAGATGAGTTCGACGTAGAGAAACAAATAAAGGAAGCATTAACAACAAATGTAAAGCCAGGGGATATTTATGAGTTAGGTAATCATCGTTTAATGTGTGGAGACTCAATAGATTTAGAACAGGTTAAAAAATTAATGGCCGGGAAAAAGGCAGACATGATTTATTGTGATCCGCCTTATAATATAGGTTTAGATTATTCAAAAGGAATATCAACCAAAGGAAAGTATGGAGGGAAATATAGTAGTAATGATGATAATAAAAAGGATGATGATTATGATATATTTATTTTAAAAACAATAGAGAACGTTAAAGAGTTTGTTAAAGAAGATGCACATTTTTTTTATTGGTGTGATGAAAAATATATTGGAATGATACAAAGGATCTATGAAGAACTAGAGATATCAAACAAAAGGGTTTGCATGTGGATTAAAAATAATTTTAACATGACTCCTCAGATAGCATTTAATAAAGCGTATGAATCATGTGTTTATGGAACGATAGGAAAACCATTTTTGAGTAAGAACATAATGAATTTGAATGAAGTGATGAACAAAGAGGTGGGAGTAGGTAACCAGACGATAAGTGATATTATTGATATATTTAATATATGGTTAGTTAAGAGAGATAACGTCTTAGAATATAAACATCCGACACAAAAACCAGTGACACTTCACGAGAAACCACTGAGAAGATGTACAGCACCGGGAAATATAGTCGTTGATTTATTTGGAGGTTCAGGAAGTACGTTAATCGCTTGTCAGCAGTTAGGAAGATTTTGTTACATGATGGAAATGGATCCAATTTTTAGCCAAGTTATAATAGATAGATATGAACAATCAACAGGAAAAAAAGCCAGAAAAATTAATTAAGACAGGGGATATTTATCAGTTGGGAGATCACAGATTATTATGTGGTAACGCTTCTGATGTTCCAGAGAGATTATTTGATTCAAAGGTTAGGATGATATGTACAGATCCTCCGTATGGAGTGGCATACGTAGAGAATAAAAAGCATTTGAATAAAACAATTGGATCTAACATAGCATGCGAAAACATTAAGAGCAGGAATGAAAATGGCAGGTTGGTATTATTCACAGATGATAATTTGGATTAAGAATACCATAGTAATGGGTAGAAAAGATTATTTGCCACAGCACGAACTTATAGCCTACGGTTGGATGGGCCGACACAAAATGGAGAGAGCAAAGAGTAGGACTGTTATTTTTCATGCAAAACCTCACAGATCAGCGTTACATCCTACAATGAAACCAGTGGCATTATTAAGAAAGCTAATTCTAAACAGTACAAAGACTGGTCAAACAGTTTATGATCCGTTTGGAGGTAGTGGATCAACATTGATAGCTTGTGAACATACAAAACGAAAGTGTATAATGGTAGAGATGGAACCAAGTTATTGTGAAGTTATTATTAAAAGATGGGAGAAGCTAGTGGGTAAAGAAGCCAAAAAGGTGGTATAATAAATTAATGAGGAGAATAACAGCTCCCCTCCGCTCCACTGAGAGGGCAAAATAGGGCTAAAATGGAGGTTTAAGGGAGAGGAGAGTAAAGAGGGGAGTGTATAACATTATGGTAGAAATAACAAACAATTCGACAAAACTCGGCATAAATCTAGGTTTAAGTTACTCATTGGAGACAGTTGATGAAACAAAGAAAAGACACGAGCAAGAAAGAACTAAAATAAAGAAGAAGATTTTTTTAGAGTATTTTAAACAAAGCATAGGGATTGTTACTTTGGCTTGTAAAAAATCTGAAATAGATAGACAGACTTATTATAATTGGATGAAAGAAGATGAAGAGTTTAGAAAGAAAGTAGAGAACGTTAACATTCAAAGGAATGATAAAATAGAAGATAAATTATTCAGGAAGATAGAAGAAAGAGATAGTTCGAGCATTAAGTTTTATTTAGAGAGACGACATCCAAATTATAAAGCTAAGAATCAAACAGAGGTAATTGTCGGGGATAAAACGTTAGAGGATTTAATTAAAGAAGATGAAGAGAAATTAAATAAAAAAGATGACGGAGAGAATAAAAAGGACAAACAAGGAACTGATCGAAAAGCTATTCAAGATAAGAAACAAGAGGGGGATAAAAGTCCCGTTCAAACTGAATACAGCCCAAAACCTTTATTGGAGCAAAAAGACGAGAAGAAACCTGATAATCAAAGCTAGACAAAAGGGGATAAGTAAAGTAGTAGACGCGGATCAGCTTATAGACTGTATTAGAAAATCAACTAATGCAGTCGTTATTAGTCATGAGAAAGAAGCCACTAAACGGCTTTTTTCTGCTGTTAGGTATTATATTGATAGTTTAGAAGTTAAGCCGGCATTATCAATCGATTCAAAGAGTGAGATGACATTTCCAAAGTCAGGATCCAATTACTTTATAGGAACAGCAGGACAAAGGGCTTTCGGTCGTGGAGATACAATCGACAGGGCTCATCTTTCAGAGGCAGCTTATTATGATGATTTTACAAAGATTTTAACTGGTATTTCAGAAGCTACTGAATATGGCCAGATTGATATTGAAACTACACCAAACGGTAGAGATCAAGTTTATGATATGTGGCAAAAAGCTAAGAGTGGTAAAAGTTCATATACTAACATTTTTATTCCGTGGTTTATTGATAAAGAATATAGCGCTGATTCAATGACAGAGAAAGAAGTGAATGGATTGTCAGTATCAGTTCAAGATATGTTTAGAACTCCTGATGAAGTATTTTTAAAAGATTTAACAGAAGATGAAAGAAAATTAATAGTTAGAGTGGCCGAAGAGTATAATTTAGTTTTAACAGCAGGCCAGATCAAGTGGAGACGTTATAAAATTTGGGATAGAGCAGATATGTTTTGGCAGGAATATCCGGAAGATGACGTTACTTGTTTTTTACAGAGTGGCCGTTCAGTATTTAAAAAGATAATTAGAGATGAGAGTAAAAGGATCCCGCTTGATAATTTTGATAAGTGGGTAGAAGAACACAAAGAAGAAGCAGAGGCATTATTAAAAAGAGTTTTGTATGGTGGAGTAGATGGAGCAGAGGGAACAGCAGAGGGAGACGCTCATGTATTTTCAGTGATAGACGTAGATCCAAAGACAGCGAAAGCCTATGTCATTTTTGAGATTCACTCGAACGATTCAATCGATGTGTTTTGGGAGAAGATAAAAAGTGCTATAATAATAAAAGGAACAGGAGAGCCAAGATTTGTGATGTCGTTAGGTATAGAAAAGAATGGTATCGGAGTAGCACACGTTAGAAAAGCCAGAGAATTAGGGATAGCACATACAGAGTGGAATACTTCGGGAGCAACAAGACCAGTGATGATAACTGATTTAGAGGAAGCATATCGTAAAGAAGATTTGATTGAAACTTATAAAGAGGCAGAGGATGAGGCTAGAAATATGATCTATACAAAATCAAATAGAGCAGAACACCCGTCAGGAAAACATGACGATAGAGTATTTGCTAGGATGATTGCTTGGCAGATGAGAAGTCAACCAACTCCGAGCGCGACATGGTAGTAAAAAAGTGCTATAATAATTATATAAACAAAATCTATGAAAATACTAAGTAAGATTACTAATTTTTTTAATAAAAAGTCTATTGAGTACGGAGGATTTGAATTACTGAATAGACTAACATCAGGTAAATGGGGCAAGACTAAAATGTTAAGGCAGTACGAGAAATCGTTATATGTTTATGCTTGCGTTTCTAAGATAGCTGAAAAGGTAGCGTCTATCGATTTAGCTCTTTATCAGATTTTAAACTCAAAGGGAGATACTGTGCAGGTACTTAGTCATGACGCTTTAGATTTACTTTTTAAAGTTAATCCTTTCCAAACAAAAAACGAGTTCATACAAATAACTGAAATCAACCTTAAATTATCAGGAGATGCTTTTTGGCTTAAACTTAGAGGAGAGAGAGGACAGGTATCAGAACTTTGGAATCTAAGACCGGACTACATGCAAATAATTAAAGATCCTAACGATTTTATAAAAGCATATAAGTTTAATAAAGACGATGGTACTAGTGAGATATTTAATCCAGAAGATATAGTACATTTTAAATATCCATCTCCTTTGGATGCTTATTATGGAATCAGTCCGATAGCTAGTGCTAGTACTAGAATTGAAACAGAAGAATTAGCTTCAACTTATCAAAGAAATTTCTTCTTGAATAATGCTCGGCCAGACGCAGCGATTAAAACATCTGGTAATTTGACTAAGAAGCAAAAGGATGATATGAGAGAAAGTTTTGAAGATAGACATAAAGGAAAAGGTAAAAATTCAAAACTAGCAATCTTCGAGGGAGGTTTAGAATATCAACAATTATCTATTTCTCAGAGAGAGATGGATTTTATTGAATCAATGAAATTTACTAGAGATGATATCTTAGTAGCTTTCGGAGTGCCTAAAGCAATCGTAGCAGTTACAGATGACGTCAATCGAGCAAATGCAGAAACATCAATGTATATATTTTTGAGTGAAACTATAAAGCCAGAGATCAAGATGTTAGTAGAGAAGATTAATGAGATGTTAATAATGCCTGAATTTGGAGAGAATTTATTTTTAGATTTTGCGGATCCAACGCCAGAGAATAGAGAGCAGACTATAACGAATTATGAATCAGGACTTAAGAATGGTTATTTTGTTATAAACGAAGTTAGAAGTATGGAGAATTTACAACCTCTTGATGGTGGTTGGGATTTACGTATGCCTTTAAATTTGATTCCAGTTGGAGGATTACCTAAAAAAGACCAAACAAAGGCATTAGATATTTGGAGAAAACATAAAGAACTTGAAGCAGATGTTAAAAGAAATAAGATATTTAAAGGACGGCAAACGCTTTTAAAGAAGTTTTTGTTTAAAGAGGAATTAATAAAGGAATTTAAAAAGACATTTAAACCAACTAAAGTCAATGATAAGATTAAATTGATTAAAGATAATAAGAGTGATGATAATGAAAAGAAAATAACTCCATTGATTAAAGAAGCTATTAGAGAAGATTACGCAAATATGGTTATTAAACAAATAGACGCCCGGGCAGAGAGAATGAAGATGGGGATTAATAGTTTAGCGTCTCAGCAAGAAGAGGATTTAATAGTTCAGTTAGATAAAATAGGAGATTTAACTAAAGCGATAGGACCTGAAACTAAAAAGGTAATAAATGATTTTTATAAAGGACAAGAAGAGATTTTTGCTGAATTTTCTTTGCCATTCATTGATGAGTTTGTTAGAACATCAGGAGTAGAAGCAATGGCAATGGTAAATCCTGATGAAAGTTTTGTTATGACAGAATCAATCGTTAAAGTAATTGAGAGAAGATCAGTAGAGTTTGGACTAGGAATAAATAAAACTACCAGGGAAAGAGTAAATAAAGCTATTGAAGCAGGACTAGAAGATGGAGAGGGAATGATTAAGATTAGTGATCGTATCAATGATGTTTATAAAGAATTTCCAACATGGAGATCAGACTTGATTGCTCGAACAGAATCAACCGCAGCGAATAACGAGGGGTTTATTGAAGCTTATAAACAAAGTGGAGTAGCAACTCATAAAGAATGGATTGCAACAATGGACGATAGAACTAGAGAAGCACATAGAGAACTTGATGGAGATATTGTAAAATTGGATGAAAACTTTAGTAATGGGTTGAAATTTCCAAGTGAGCCGAATTGTCGTTGTGTTATTGGACCGGCTTTTGAAAGTTAGTATTTTAATTTAATTATGCTATAATAAAATTATGAAACCTAAAAAGAAAAAACAATCAAAGCAACACAAGGATAAAATTAAATCATCAGATCTACTACATAAAGATTTTGGTTTTAAGGTTAAGAGTATTGATGAAGATCAACATATTATTAGAGGTGTATTTTCGACACCAGATGAAGATAGACATGGGGAAGCTATAGATCAAAAGGGATGGAACCTTGATGAGTATTTAAAGAATCCGGTTGTTTTATTTGCTCATGATCAATGGATACCGGCAGTTGGACAGATGATGGAGTTATCAGTTGGTAAAAAAGGATTAGAGGGAGCGATTAAATTTGCGGTAGAAGAGCATGATCTAGCAAAAACTTTATTTAATCTTTATAAAGGGAAATACATGAGGGCTTTCTCAGTTGGATTCAGATGTAATAAGAGAGAAATTATAGAAGATAAAGATGGTAACGAGCAGATCATATTAAGAGAAAATGAATTGTATGAATTATCTTGTGTAAATGTAGGGGCTAACGCTAGAGCTTTGGCCAAACAAAAAGGAATCAATATGAAATCAGTTAGAGAAGCATCTAAAAAGATTAATGGTAGATCAAAGAAAATAAGTTTAACAGATAAAACAATAGAAAAAATCAGTAATAATTTATATAAAAAGATTCAAAAGAATATAAGAAACGATAAAGCCGTTGTTAAAAACAACATAAAAAAGATCGAAACCCCTAACGGCAAGGGCGCTAAGAGGAATAAATTTGCCTCTACACAACAAATCAACAAAGCAATTAGAGCGCTTTTGAAAGAAAGGCGTAAAAGAGATAAATTTAATAATTAAAATTATATTATGAATATAGCAAAATTGATAGCCAAGTTTATGAAAATTGGCTATAAGAAACTATCAGATTCAGAACAGAAATTATTGGGAGACAATGTTAGTTTAATGTCAGTAGGTCAAAAATCAAAATGGGATAAATTAGAGAAAAAGAGAAACTCTAAAAAATCAGTAAAGAATGATGACGAGTTTGACGAAAAAGCATTGAAAGCTATGATTTCAGATAGTGTTCAAGATGAAATTTCAGAAAAGATGGATCAAGTAGCTGACAAGTTAGTAAAGAAATTTTTTAAGAACGCTAAGGTAAGCAGAAAGAAAGCTATTGATACTGGTAAAAGAAGTAATAGCAAAGCAAATAATGAAACTAGAGACTTTTTGAAAGCATTGATTAGCAATGATACTGTTAAACTGGTTGAGTTAGAAAAAAAGACTACTACTTATAATCAGACTGGCGACGACGCTAGAGGTGGTTACACAGTACCAGAAGAATTAATGAACGAGGTATTAAGAATCGCTGAAAAGCAATATGGTTTAGCTCGAAGAGATTTCAGATATTTGCCATTTAGTGGACCGGGTAATGAACGAAAGATCCCAACATTGGCAAGTTCAGTATCAGTAACATGGGTAAACGAAGCAGGAGCAAAGACAAGTTCAAATCCTACTTTCGGATTAGTTACTCAAACATTAAAGAAATTGGCCGCTATTATTCCTTTCACAGAAGAAATTATCGAAGATTCACTTATCAACTTGACTCAGTTAGTAGCAGAATTATTCGCTGAGGCAGTAGCTAAGGAAGAAGATGTACAGTTCTTTTATGGAACAGGATCACCTTGGACTGGTATTCTAAATAACGGTTCAGTGGTTGTAGTAGCATTAGCAACAGGAGAGGGAGTTTCAGATATTAGTTTTGAGAAATTAGTAGATATGCAAGACGCATGTCCATCAGGTGCTTTGGCAGGGGCTAAGTATTATATGAATAGAACAATTTTCAGTTATCTTAGAAAACTTAGAACTGACGCAGTAAGTGCAGCAGACAGTAAAGGTGCATTTTTACTACCGCCAACTAAAACATCTCTTGAAGATATTTTAGGATTTCCTATTGAATTATCAGACGCTTTCCCAGATAAGACTTTGACTGGGGCATCTAAACCATTCGTTGTATTTGCCAACTTAAAGATTGCCGCAATTTTCGGAGATAAACAACAGATCAGAGCCAAGCTTTTAGATCAAGCAACTATCACAGATGGAGACGGAACAACAACTATTAATCTTGCAGAGCAAGATATGATCGCATTGCGATTAGAGGAAAGAGTAGGATACGTTCTAGCTCTTCCAAGCGCAGTAGTAGTATTAAAAACTGGTGCAGCTTCATAGGAATAGGTAAAGGATATATAAAATTGGTACGGGGTGGGAGAAGAACCTGCCCCGACCAATACTTAATTAATCAATAATACTAAAATTATATGGCAGCAACAGTCCAAATAAACGAGTATAATGACGTTGGTGGGGATGAAACTACTAATATTAGTAATTCTAATATGGGATCCGTAGATGATCCGAATCTAGTAGCAGCTGATAATCCAGTAGTACCAGGAGAAAACACTTTTGAGAAATATCAGAAGATAGATGTCACAGCAATGGGTGGATCAAGTTCTATTGATAATCTAAAGATTTGGAGAACTACAGCTTTAGGTGGATCAGCGGTTCACGTCACAAATGCTAGAGAGACTTCATACGGCGGAGCAGAAAGTTTCGTACAGCCAGTAGTTAGTGATTCAAGCGTAGCAACTGAAACAATGCCGACAAGTGAGCCAACAGACGCAAATTTAGGGATTGGTGGATCATTGACAGGAGAATTGACAGGTGCAGGTTCATCAGATTATTTAGTTCATCAGATTCAGACTGATTCAGGAGATGTAGTAGGTGCTTCATGTACCATGCATTATCAGTACGACGAGGTAGCTTAAAATTAAATATAGAAAGGGAAAAATGGTTATGGGAAAAATAACATGCGGGCCCTGTGGTAAAGTATTTAAAACTAGAGAAGAATACTTAAACCATAAATGTGCTAAAGCTGATGGGGCTAAACCAACTGAACCGGAGTATTTAATAAAGACTACAACTCCAAACTTTGCCAAGATATCAGAAGCTTCATTGAAGCGTGGTAAAGAAAAAAAAGATAAGAAATAATTAATAATAAGCAATACAATGCTGAAAACCGAGCAATATAATGCAAAGATTACCGCTCGGGAAACCAGCGGTAATTTTAATTTTATGAAAACAACAAAGTACAATTTTACAAACAATAAGGGGGAAAAAGAAGAAGTCGATATAGTTGACTGGATTTGGGCAGTGGTTTATAAAGACGGCAAGGAATTGAAGCAGTATGATTCTAAAGGATTATTTCATCAGTTTCAGGAAATAGATCAAGATAATGTCAAACTCTTTATAATGTTAAACGTAGAGACAGGCAAGAGATTTGACATAGTTAAGACAGAAGATATGCAGATATTTCATTTTTATAGAAATTGCGGAACTATAGACGGAGAAAACAGAAAAGAAAAGAGAGCATTTGTATTTGGATATAAGAATAGAAAAACTAAAAAGACAGCGTATCATTATATTTTACCAAACGACACACTGCTAATATCGGAAGAAGATATTAGTTTAGTACCATATGGGATGTTTAATTAATTAATATAAAAACATATGGCAGACGCAAAAATAACAGCGTTAGACGCTAAAACAACACCTGTAGACGCAGATGTTTTACCATTAGTAGATTCTACAGGGCCAACAACAAAAAAAGTAACATGGGCAAATATCAAAGCAACATTGAAAGCTTATTTTGATACTTTATATTCAATAGCAGTAAAAGCAACAGGAGCAGAACTAACAACAGGAACTGATGATGCTAAGTTTGCTACAGCTAAAGCGATTAAAGACTCTCATAATGTACCAAGTGTATTACCTAGCACAGCAGGGAAAGTTTTAACTTCTGATGGAACTGATTGGATAAGTGCTGATCCAGCTGCTAGTGGAGGATTACCAGCAGGTGCTATAGTACCTTATGGTGGGTCAAGTGCTCCAGATGGATATTTATTATGTAATGACCAAGCAGTTTCTAGAACTACTTATTCAGATTTATTCACTGCAATAAGTACAAGCTATGGAGTAGGAGATGGTTCTACTACATTTAATGTTCCAGATTTAAGAGGAAATGTTCCAGTAGGTAAAGATTCTAGTACATTTAGTACTCTTGGAGCTACTGGTGGAGCAGAAACACATACATTGTCAACTGCAGAATTAGCTGCTCATAGTCACGATATAGATGGTACTACGAATGAAGGTGGAGTTGGAAATCATGTAGATGTTGGAAGTAATGCATTAAGTCAGACTGCTTCAACAAAATCGGCTGGTAGTGGAAGTGCTCATAATAATATACAACCATATCAAGTGGTAAATTATATTATTAAGACTTAATATAATCTAAAATAAATCAATGGCAGATTATTTAGTACAAGAAACTGAAGATAAAATACTTCAAGAAAATGATGATGGTATTTTATTAGAACAACAAACTCCTGCACCAGTAGGAATTGAAAAAGGTTTAGCATACAAAATAATAACTTCTGATGACATAGAAAAAGGATTAGTCTATGAAGTGGCATCGACGGTAAGCATTGAAAAAGTTTTAGCTTATACAGTTCTAACACAGGTAGGAGTTGAAAAGGCTTTAGCATATAAGATCAAAGCTACTCCGTCGAGTATTGAAAAAGCTTTAGATTATAAAGTTATAACATCAACTGATACAGAAAAGGTTTTAGCATATACAATAAGACCATCAACAGACGTAGATAAAGCCTTGGCATACGAGATCATAGCACCAGTAGCAATAGAGAAAGGTTTGCAATATACAATTATTTATACTCCATCGGACATAACTAAAGGATTAATTTATAGTGTAATAACTACACCGTCAGCAACTGAAAAAGGATTAGCATACGAAGTTAGAAGCAATACTGACATAGAGAAAGGACTTCTTTATAAAGTTAGAGGTCAAGTAGATATTAATAAGGCATTAAGTTATACAGTTGAGACAACACCAGCAAGTATTACTAAAAGTCTAGCGTATACTGTTTTAACTGTGCCTACGTCAATAGAAAAAGGATTAGATTATTTTTTAGTAGTAGTAACAGATATTGAAAAGGCATTGAGTTATGAAGTTAAAAGTCAGGTAGATATAAATAAAGGATTAGTATATGCAGTTAAACCATCAATAGATATAAATAAGACACTGCAATATACAGTGATAACTGATACGGATATTAATAAAGGATTAGTTTATGGAATTATGATCCCGGCCGATATTAATAAAGGTTTAGATTATAAAGTATTGACTGACAATGATATTGAGAAAGGATTAATTTACAGAGTGTTAACAAATACTGATGTAGAAAAAGGTTTATCATATGTAGTTGGATATAAAATCGATATTAGTAAAGGTTTAGTTTATACAATAAAATCACCAGTAGATGTTAACAAGGATTTACAGTACACAATTTTAACAGTACCTACATCAATTGAAAAGGGATTAGAATATAGAGTAAGACCATCAACTGACACCGAAAAAGGATTAGATTATACTGTACTAACTGTTCCATCTGGTATTGAAAAATCATTAGAGTATGAAGTGATCACAATTTTAGATATTAGTAAAGGACTACAATATACAGTTATAACTAATATAGACATTAACAAAGGGTTAGATTATTTTATATTGACAGACATAGATATTAATAAAGGACTTGATTATTGCATAATTACAGACACAGATATTAATAAAGGTTTGAGTTACGAAATAATTACTGAATTAGATATCAGCAAAGGATTAGATTATGAGATCAAGAACGTTCTCGACATAACAAAAGGATTAGATTATTATTTATTATTCGTCAATGATGTCAGTAAAGGGTTAGATTATTTAGTAATAACTGATACTAGCATACAAAAGCAATTACAATACACAATTTACAACGTGAGAGAAGTTACTAAGCAACTTGACTATTTAGTCACATTAACTAAATCAATTCAAAAAACGAGCGAATATGAGGTAATAACTAGCAGTGGGATAGAAAAGTCTTTAGATTATGAGGTATTGTCAGAGATGGAGATCACGAAGGCAATGGTTTATCAATTACAAATAAATCCTTATAGTAAAAAGGATAGTCCATATTCTAATTTTAAATAAGTAATTAATTATGTTATAATAAATTTATGAAAGGATATACATCAAAACAAGCAGTGGAGAATTATACTCTCCAAACAATAGATTCATCATTTGATACTCAGATACAATCGTGGATCGAGTCTATAGAAAAGTTTATAGACCAGAGAACTGGCCGGAATTTTGTCGCAGACGCATCAAATACAGAAAAAGTGTATGATGGTAACGGAAAAATAGAATTGATTATAGATGACTTTATGTCTATAACAAAGCTAGAAATAGGAGAAGATACTAAAACAGAAATAGATTCAGATGATTATAGGATCTATCCGAACAATGATACTCCTAAAAGGAAGCTACAATTAAAAGATGGCTATTTTACTACTGGACATCAGAACGTAACTGTCACAGGTAAATTTGGTTATTCGACAGCATGCCCGGCAGATGTTACTTTAGCGGCCACAGTGTTAGTAGCAGGAGTAACAGGATACGCAGATGATACCAAAGGAAAGGTCAGAAGTGAAAGCATCGGTAGATTCACAGTTGCATATCAGACAGAACAAGGATGGGAAGATTTCAGAAATGCTATAATGATTTTAGATTCTTATAAGAAATACCACTTTTAATATGTCAATACAAACTTATTATAATAAGAGTGTGACGGTTAACAGATTAGTTCCAATAGAAGTAGGTAGTAATAAAAAAGATTATGTAAGTAACATAACAAACCTAGCATGTCAGATTCAACCGTTAGATCCAAGCATTACTCAGAACGCTAGTGCTTTTGGTAAAGACAAATTAATGTTTTGCTCGGTAGTTGATATAGTAGAGGGAGATCGAGTTGTAGATGGATCAGATACTTATGAAGTAGCAGGTGTAGAAGTTTATGATGATTTATCTCAGGCATCAGATCACATGGAAATTATACTAAGAATTTTTAAATCATAATGATTACAATAAGGATTAATAATTTAAAAGATATAGAGTTAGCATTTAAACAAGTACCTTTAAAATTAGCAACCAACCTGAATAAAGCGATCAATAGAATAATAAAGAAAGTAGAGAGCAGTGCTAAAAAGGAAGCTCCAGTAAACAAACAATCAGGTGGTGGTAATTTAAGACAGAGCATCACTTCAAGGATGACAAGTCCGACTGGTGGTTTAGTAAATGTTGGAGCAAAGTATGCAACTTTTGTGCATGAGGGTACAAGACCTCATATAATTAGAATAAAAAATAAAAGGGTATTGGCAAATAAAAGGAGTGGGAGAGTATTCGGAACAGTAGTGAAACATCCAGGAACGAGGGCCAATCCATTTTTACAAAGAGCAGTAGACAAGGAGCAAGCATTTATAGATAGTGAATTTAAAAAGGCTGTAGAAAGATCAATAAAATAAATATATGACATCAAATTTTAAAGAAATAAGAGCGGCGATCGTAGCCAAACTTTTAGAGTTAGATACGGTGCAAGAGAGTTGGGGATATGATAAAAGTATATTTGATGGATTTCCTGCATTGGTTGTAGTGCCTAGTGATAATGAAGCAGACTACGGATCGACAGATAAAGATAGAATAGTATTCAATTTTAAACTAAGAGCATATTATATTGTAAAAAATGAGAGTGAGATGTCAGCAGGAGAAACAGCATTGGAAGAAGTAGTAGATGAAATTTTAAATACATTCAGAAAGAGAAATGTTCTAGGATCAGTATGTGACTGGGTAGATCCTGCTCCAAGTATTTGGGAGTATGAAACCAGAGGAGATGCGGTCTATAGAACAGCAGAGGTAAGTTTAAGATGTGTCAAGTATATATCAAAAACATAAAAATGTGCTATAATAAAAGTACAGATTAAATAATTAATAATAAAATTATGAGTTTACTAAAAGGAGAAGATATAAACTTAGGAGTTGGTATCGAATCAACAAGGGGTATAGCAGTAAGTCCTCAAGGTTGGATTCCTGCTAGATCTCCAAGTGGAGTCACAGTAGAGGTTTTAAAAGCCTTAATTAAAGAGACAAAGGCATCAAATATGTCTAGTCAAGGTTCGGAAGTAGTACAGAGAAAAGCTATCGGAGATTTAGAATTTAACGTTAGAGCAGAAATGATCGGTTATATTCTAAAAAGTTTATTAGGAAAATGTACAACTGCATCAGTTTACGGTACAGTGAACGATCATACGTTTGAAATTTTAGGTAACAATCCTCAATTTCCAACTCTAGCGTTAGGTTTATCACAACCAAACTTACAGGATTACGTTTATAATGGAGTGCTAGTTAATTCATTAGAATTGAAAACACCAGTAGAAGATCTAGTAAATGCTACTATTAATTTTGAAGGTAGAGATGAAACAGAGATAGTAGATTATATTCCATCATTTAACAGCACAGATTATTTATTCAGACCATGGGAAATAACAATTAAACTAGCAACAAATCTAGCAGGGCTAGCGGCTGCCGAAGCAATAGACATGAAAGAATTTAGTTTGAATATAAAGAATAACGGTAAGACACAACAGAACATTGGAACTATAACACCAACAGATGTGATTGCAGGTTTATTAGATATCGAGGGTAGTTTAGTAATTGATTATGAGGGAGATACATATCACGACCTTTATAAAGATGGTGCATACAGAGCAATGCAGATACAGATGGCAAGAGCAGATGTTGATCTAGGTGGTGGATATAATCCAACAATCACAATTCAATTAGCAAAGGTATCATTCGAGAGTTCAAAACCAGATAGACCACTAGACGATATAGTAAAAGATGCTCTTGAGTTCAAAGCTCATTATTCAGATACAGATTCAGAAGCAATAAATGTAGTAGTTAGAAACACAGTAGCAAGTTACGTTACTGCATAAGATAAATTAATCAACATAAAACAACAACTATGAAATCACCAACACAAATTATAAAGACACAGATATCCAAACTAGACGTAGAAATTAAAGATTGGATCACAGGATCGGAAGCAGAATACATTGATGAAGCATTAATGTCAGGAATAGATGTTAAACCAGACATGAAGAATAAATCAGCTACTTTTGAAAAGTTTGATTTGAAATCTATTAAAGAAGAAACTCACAGAGAAATAGAAAAGTTTATAGTCTCAGTAGATAAAGAAACAAAGGATGTAGCTAAATTGGTTGGAGACCTCCCGGCAGAAGATTACGAATTTATTAAATCAGAGATATCAAAAAGACGTAAAAAAAAACTAACAGATCAGGTTGGCCAATAAGGACTATCGTTAATATCATAATGTCTACTGGTTGGGATTATCATACTTTGATGAGACAACCTGAATGGCTCATCGTGGAAGTCAACGATGAGATTAAGAGACAGGTAGAATATATTAATAAGAAAAAATAGTCATGGCTGATACAAGAAAATTACAATTCATAGTAGATGCTGAAGATAGAACTAAAGCAGTTTTCGCTAAGGTAAATAAAAGCTTAGATACAGTACAGGGAAAACTCAAGACAATGAAGCCGACATTTAAGAAGATGGCGCTAGCAGGTACCGTCGCTTTTGGCGCTGTAAGTGCAGGTGTTGGTATAGCAATAAAAAGTGCTTCGGATTTAGGAGAAAGTATTAATGCTGTGGAGGTAGTATTTGGTGAAGCATCAGAGGGGATCTTAAGATTAGGTGAAGATGCGGCCAAGTCGGTTGGATTATCAAGAGAAGAATTTAATGGTTTATCAGTTCAGTTTAGTAACTTCGCTCAAATAGTAGCAGGAGATGGTGGCGATGTTGTTAATACAATGGATGACTTGACAGGGAGAGCGGCCGATTTTGCTTCGGTTATGAATATAGATGTAGCAAATGCGGCGACATTATTCCAATCAGGATTAGCAGGACAGACAGAACCATTGAGAAGATATGGTATAGATTTGTCAGCGGCGGCCGTTAATAATCATGCATTAGCAACTGGAATCATTGAAACAGATAGGGAACTGACAGAGTCAGAAAAGGTACAGGCTCGGTATTCATTATTAATGGAATCAACGGCAAAGACCCAAGGAGATTTTGCTAACACTAGTGACAGCCTAGCAAACAGACAGAGGATATTAAAAGCAACGATCACCAACGTGACGGCCAAGCTTGGAGATTCGTTCGTACCAATTATTGAAAAGATACTTGAAAAGGTTGCACCGATGATAGAAAAACTATCTGATTGGATAGAACAGAACCCTGAATTGGCTAGGAATATAATAATAGCAGTAGGAGCAATAGCAGGATTGGTGGCAGTGGTTGGAACATTAGGTTTAGTTTTACCGGCAATTATAGCAGGGTTCACATTTCTAACGGGCCCAGTAGGATTAGTTATATTAGGGATCACAGCATTAATAGCTGTGGGAGTTTTGCTTTATAAGAACTGGGATACAATAAAAGCTAAGGTAGTGGAGATATGGACTGCGATAGGTACATTTTTTAGTGAAACATGGAAGTCAATCACTAATGGAATATCAACAGCATGGAATGGAATAATGAATTTTTTTAATACAATATGGGAAGCAATAAAAGAAACATTCAATTTTTATACTGCGTTTATAGTTGGGTTAACAATAGCAATTTTTGACGCATTAGGAATAGATATTATACAAGTGTTCACAGACATAGGTGATTTTTTAAATAGATTTTGGGAGGGTACTAAAGAAGTGTTTAATGATTCGATGGAGTGGATTAAGAATTTATGGAATACAGTATGGGGAGCAATGTCAAGTTTCTTAACTCCAATTTGGGATACAATAAAATCAGTAATAGGAAAAGGATGGACTTGGATATCAGAGAAGTTTAGTCAGGCAACAAAACCAATATCAGATGCATGGGGTAAGATGTGGGAGGGATTCACAAACGTAGCAACATTAGCATGGGAGGGAGTAAAAAATGTAGTAAAGGGAAGTATCAATTGGATCATAGAAAAGATCAATAGTTTTATAAATGCAGTTAATAGCATAGCAAAAAAGGGAGCAGGAGTGGTTGGAATAGATGCACCACAAATTGGAACGATTCCATTATTAGGTAATGGTGGTGTTGTTAGAAAACCAACTCTAGCAATGATTGGAGAGTCTGGGCCAGAAGCAGTTATACCTTTAAATAGAGCATTTGCAGGAGCAGTAGGTGGAGGATCAAATGTAAATATAAATTTAACTATAACTGGTAATGAATTTTTTGGTGAGGATGGAATTGCAGATAGAGTCGGTGATCAATTAATTAAAAGAATAAAAGATATAGTCAAAATAGGATGATAATTATAAGCATAGATTCAGTAGACAAATCCAGTATCATAGAATTTGGATCTGTCAAAAAGAGAGATGCTATCAATCAACAGGTTGATACTTTAAGTTTTGATATCATATATCATGTAGGACAAACATTTAGACCAGAAGCTAACAGCGATGTTATATTAATGAACGGAGCAACAAAAGAGTTCGGTGGAACGATAAGCAGTGTAGATAAAATAGTTAAAGACAATGACAAAGTTTTATATAAAGTTAAGTGTCAAGATCACAGCTACGATTTAGATCGATACATAGTTAACGAGGGATACGAAAGTGAGACTGTGGATGACATCATCGCAGATATGATAACTAACTTTACAGATGGTAGTTTTACAGGAACGAATGTAGATTGTGATTTAGAAATAACAAAAGTAACGTTTGATAGAATATCGTTCATGGATTCATTAAAAAAGCTCTCAGACTTAACAGGATACAATTATTATGTAGATTATGATAAAGATATCCACTTTTTTAAAAAGAACGCAGAATTGGCAAGTTTTGGGCTCACAGACGGAGGTGGCAATCATATCACACAGAGCCTACACATAACGGATGATCTATCACAGATAAGGAATCGAGTGTTTATAAAAGGTGGAGAGATCGAGGGAAGCTCTAGAACAGAGTATTTTGATGGTGACGGTGCTAAAGAGTTATTCAGATTAGGTAATAAGTTTGCTTCGAAACCAACTGTTGAAGTTGGCAGTGTAGCAAAAACAGTTGGAATTGATTTTTTAGATGATGAGGGTAGCTTTGATTGCTTCTGGGATTACAACCAAAAGTATATAAGATTTAAAAGCACAACAACACCGGGAGCAGGAAGTGATAACGTAACAGTGGCAGGAATACCTTTATATAATTTAGTAATTCAAGCAGAAGATCCTGATTCGATATTAGACTATGGAGTATTTGAATTTGCTAAAACAGATAAAACTTTACAGAGTAGAGATCAAGCTGTAGGTTATGCAAAGGCACAACTAGAAGCATATAAAGACGGAGTCACCGAGGGATCATTTCAAACATATAAGGATGGGTTAAGAAGCGGCCAAGTGATAAATATAAACTCTACGATTTTAAATGTTGATGATGACTATTTAATTCAAAGTGTCAGTTTTAGTATGATATCAAAAGATGTTTTTGTTTATAGTGTCAAGCTAGCAACATTAAGAACAGTTACTCTAATTGATTTCTTAGTTGATCTATTAAAGAGTGAAGATAGATTAATACAAGAGAGTGGTGAGACAATTATAGAAAAAACAGTATTCCCAATTGAAGAAGTAAGATTTGGAGAAGTGGTTGATATAAATACAGATGATGTACCAATAGCAGAAGATATTGAGATAGCTGATGATTTAACAGTTCAAGCATTAGACTATGATGTTGAATTTGTATTAGGACCATTAGGAGTGCCATCAGGAACTAAAAGAATTTTTATATTGGACGGTTCACGTTTAATATGATTTTATGCTATAATATAAACGTAATAATAATACTATGATAGATAAAGAATTTTTAGAAAAAGTCAAAAACATAAAGGCAACAATTAAAGGAAAGGTTGGGGCTTTAGGTGTTTATAGATTTACTTTAGAAAATCCTGATGGATCTAAAGAAGTTAAGTGGTATCAGAATTTAATAATGCAGGACGCTTTTGAAATGATATTAAATAACATGGTTGATCCAACTCCTGATAACGACATGCTTATATCTCATTGTGATTTAGGAGATGATGACACAGCAGTCACAATCAATGATTCAGTATTAGGAAATGAAGTATATCGGAACGCAGTAGCTTCAATGACTTCGGCTGTTAACATTGGATATGTTACAGCTTTTTTTGATCAAACAGAGGTTAGCGGAACATTTAAAGAAGCTGGATTTGTAAGTGATGGAAGTGGATCGATTGACACTGGAGTATTAGTTAGTCATGTAAATATCGACGTCACAAAATCAGCAGTTCAAAAATTAACTATTGATTGGACTTTAACATTAATTAATACGCCTTAAATATATGGTAGATTTTCCAGTAGAACATGTATCTTTAGAGGGATTGGAGGCTGATTATATTAATCGGTTAGTTTTAGCAGCTGGATCTAAAGTTTTAACAGCAGGAGAAACAATAGCCGGTGAAACATTACCAGTAGCAGTTTATCAAGATACTTCTGATAATAAGATTTATAATTGTGATGCAAACGATATAACTAAAATAAATTTTTTAGGTTTTGCTATTTCTACAGCAGACGATACAGAAGATATATCTGTTCAAGGTAATGGAATAGTTAGCGGATTTTCTTCATTAGATGAGGGAGAACCATATTATGTTCAGGACGATGGTAGTATTGGAAAAGTTAAAGGTACTATTGAGATTTTAGTTGGTAAAGCAATTAGTGAAACTGAATTATTAATAA